CAACTGAGGCTGCGGAAACAATTTGCCATTCTGCGTCATACCCGATGCTGGCCATTTCCCTGAGAACAATGTCAAGTCCGAGAGAAACGTGTCCTCGCACGTTCTCCAAGATTGCGTACTTTGGTCGCAAAACGCTAATGGCTTCTCTGACCCAAGGCCAAAGGTGTCGTGGGTCGTCTGTGCCGTTGCGTTTGCCTGCTGTGGAGAAGGGCTGACATGGGTATCCACCACATATGACGTCAGGTCGAACAACGTTTCCCCAATTGATTTCTTTGATGTTGCCATGATTAACCACCTCTGGCCAGTGTTTCTTTAATACTCGGCACCCGTAAGGGTCTATTTCTGATTGCCATATGACATTCATGCCTGCGCGTTCTAACCCTAGGTCTAATCCACCTATGCCCGAGAACAATGAGCCAACTGTCAGCACTAGAACGGCTCTTCAGGTGTGTCGTACTGTGGCGCTAGCTGTTCGCCTGATTTGAGCGTGTCAATGTATGCGCTGGCTTCGCGCTTGGTCATGGCTTGAAGATTGGCTGGTGGCACTTTGCCCATCGATTTGCATACGGCACGAATCATGTTTTGCTGTTTATCGCTGGCAAGGTTGCTGTTCTCTGTTATTTGGGTGTCGCCCTGCATACGCACAACCTTGCCCATTTCCTCACGGCTTGGGCGCTTAGAAAAGTCACTGCCTGATAGTCCGGCATTAGCAAGTGCTCGACCTACCGCGCCAGTCTCACAATTCTCTAGATGGCTGGTTTTGTTTACGTTGCCTTGGCCACGGATTTCTTCTGCCCAACCAGTGGCAATGATTTCACCATCAAGCCATAACTCAGCCTTGAACACGGCAATGTCAGATAAGTAGTGCACTAGATCAGTAATGACCCGTGCATCTGGGTGTGCCTTGAGGAATCGGTCAAGCCTGCTGGCTACTGGTTCGTAATCGTCAAGGTTAAAAGCCACGGTAATGCTCTGTTTCTAAACGGCTAATTTCTGCGCGCACATACTCAAGATGCATAAGCAACTTAGAAACCTGCTTTTTTAGGTCTCTAATCTCCACGTCTTTTTCGTGCAGCAGGTCTGCCATGTCGTCATTGTGGGTGTACTCACTCATCGTCAGCCAACTTAACTGTGCTCAAATAGTTAAAGCCTTTAGATGGGCCTGAATCATGTAGTGATGGGTGCCAAGAGTCGCGCACCTTTTCGGCCAGTGTCGGTATTGCGTGCAGTGCGCCTACGGCTTCTAGCACAAGGCTCGACTCTTTAAAGCGCAACTCGAGAGCCAGTGTGTGGCTCAAGTTGGTTAATTTGGCAATAAGTTCGCCTAGTGATGTTTCCATTGTTTTTCCTTTGTTATTTGCAGTTGCGTTTCCATCTTTGCACATCCTTGTGACGGGAATTGCAGATGAACTTTTGTAGATGTTTTTGCCCTTTAAGACAGCCCCAGCCCCAAGGCCCGACACGCCACACCTTGCGGCCGTCAGGGTTTATGTGGCTCTTAAAAGCAATAGCATCAGCCACTTTGACTTGTTGTGCCGGGGTTTTGCCTTTAGCACTTGGGGTGTCTGACCATGTGCGCCAAGTTTGGCGGTTTATCCCCAGCCCCCCTGTGTATGACTTAGTGGAATGTTGCCAGTTGCCACCAGTTTCGCACATTGCTAACTGGTCGTAATACTGATCAGGCAAAACAGCGTTGTATTTGGCGTAGGGGTCAGCAGCTGCACTTGCGTGGGCTGGTGTGGATAGGGCGAGGATAAGCGTTAGTGCCATGAGTTTCTTAATCAACTCTCTCAACTTCTGTAGGCGGCCCCCATGAGTGCCAAGACTGTGCACGTGTGCACACTTGGGTATAAACAATCAGGCCTGTGGACAAGTCTGTAAAGACTTGCACCATCGTTTTCTTATCTTTAGACCTTAGAGCCACATAGCCCCATGTCGGTATCATGGTCGGTTCGCCATCATTTTTAGCCATAGCCAGCAAAAGACCCATCCCATAATGAAACTGTATATAAATTGGGTGTCGGTCACGCTAAGCCCCTTATCATGTCAAAGCCAGCCTGTGTGATAGCGCACACAATCGCCTGAGAGCCACTTGAGACGGCTCTACGGATGCCTAAGTCTTGGATTAGGCCCATTGTGCGTAAATCGCTACAACGCTTCCAGTAGCCCCTAATTTCGTGGCCAGCTAGTGCGGCTCTCATGCCTGCTTCCTCATCGGTGAGGCCAAGTGTGGCTGTGGCGTACTGCTCGAGAAGCAAAGCCCGGTGGCTGCCTACCCTGATGGGTGACACTTGCCGTGATGTTTCGGGGTCTGTTGCCCTGAATAGTGGTAGTTCCTGATAGGTCATGTTTCCTCTGACTTTCGTTGCCCTTTGAGTGGCTAGAAGTGACTATACACAATTTGAGAAATCGGTGGTGGATACCCAATGGAAACAAAGTACCCACCACCTAGCCCCAGCACTGCTCAAACAGTGGCTGAGAGTTCTTTATGGCTTAGGAAGTGAACGCCATGCAGCTTCTAGGGCTACGCCATCTTCGGCGTGCCCACCATTGGACTGTGGCGCAAGTTCTACGTGTATCCAGCGCCCGTTTTTTGAGCCACCATTGTCTTGATTAGTCCATTTCTTCCACCCGGGCTTGCCGTTACGGTTACAGCGCCAGCCCTGCCACGTGCCGTTAATCAGGCCACCGTAGTCGTGCACTTCTTCTATGCCTAGTTCTTTGTAGTACTTGACAAACCATTGCATCGCTTGAACGGCTAAGGCACGGCCCTCTTTTGTGTCAGGGAAACCAATGTCTGCAGCTCGAGCCGTTGCGTGCACACTCATGCCCTGCCCTGATCGCATTTCTCTGACCACGAGGGTGCCGAGATTCTTGAAAGACCATCTACGGAAACAGAGATCAACAAACTTTTCAGTGCCTGCCATCTTTGCTGTGGCTGTTTTGTCGTACCCGGTGTATTTCATGGTGCTGGTGGGTCTTTAGGTTTGTCTTTAAGGCCGTTGCCTGCAAGAACACCAAGTAATCCACCTGTGAGGGTGGCGAGCATCGGCGACAACACGGCCCATGCTGAATCATCGTTCGGACTGACTTCTAGAGGTTGTGTTACAAACAGCAAGCCGTAGAGCAATGCCAAGATGGAAGCAAGAAAAGCGACTGTTAAGCCGATTGCTACGACAAAAATAAGTCGTGCTTTAATTTCTTCGTTTGTGTGTCTGTTGTCTGGTTTCATGTGCACTTACCTCCTGTGCCGTATGCCGGGGCTGGTGTTGTTGGGGTAATCATGTCGCTAATTCCGCGTAGGGCTTTGTTCTTGGTTGGTGGGCAGTTAAGGCGTTCCCGGTCTGCGCAAGCGGTTAGCGATGTTAAAAACACCAATAGAATCAGGCTTTTTCTCATGCTTGGCGGTATCCGTAAACAATGACTTTGCCAGTAACTGTGCCGGCTGTGGGAATAAGGGTGAAGCCGTCAAAGGTTGTGCTATCTACCCAGTTGTTGATGTACTGCTCCATTTGTGGAACTTGGTTATCTGACGACTGGCAAATCATTTGGGTACGGGTCGCTACAGCAGGGTTGTTAATGTCAGCCACACCAAAATTGACAATGCTTGACGCGTTAGAAAGTGACATAAAAGCCCCACTTGTTACTGCACTGTTATTAGTGACTGTGTTTGCAGCTGCCAAAACAAAACCACGTTGATAGAACAAAGCGTTTGGGTTTGTCACTCCACCAGTGCGGTAGGCAAGGCGCAATGTCGTAACACTTGAACCGAACGCCGAACACACAATTCGATAGTTTTGAAAGGTACTGCTAAAGCAAGTGTCAATAGTTAAAGCGGCTGCAGCAGTTCCTGAGAACTCGTTGATATACACCAGCCCACCATTGTTGAGGTAACTGTTGGTGTCTGCCGCTGTGAGGACTTCCCCAGAAGTAAAAGTTTTAATGGCCATATTTAATATCCTAGTTTGTTGAAGTTAAGTCTGCCTTGGACTGCATTGTTCAGGATCAGGTAGGAGTTTAGGTCAGCACCTGAAAGGTAGAAGGTGTACCGGGATGACTCTGGCGAGGCAGTGAAAGATGCCCCTTCAATAATGGCGTAATAAACAGTGCCACGAAAAGTGACCGTTACAGCCGCGCCAATGCAATCCCAAAAACCAGTGCCAATGTTGTCCAATTTCATTGTGTTTTGAGCCTCGGCAAGGCATGACACAGAAGCCAAAGCAAAAGAAGTGCTGCCGTACTGGGTCAGCAGATAGTTAGCAAAGTCAAGCGCTTGGGCGTTGCTGTTGTTAAAGGTTTGCAGGTTTAAGTTTCGGAAAGGTGCAGAGCCACTAGAAGCAACTTGGGCTGTGTAGCTTTCAGGGCTAATTGTAATCTGGGTAAAATAGTTCTGCCCAAGGCTTTGGAAGTCAATAACGTCATACACCTGATTGGTGGCATTATTGGTTGTGTCGGAAAAGTTTACTGTTGAGTTGGCACCTGAGTATTTAGACACGGCTACCACAGTGTTATTGCCCTGACGAATACGACCATTAAGCGTTGCTGTCCATTTGTTAAACCAGTCAGCCCATGAACTAGAAACAGTGGTGGCAGCTAGTGATGGGTTGTCAGTAGCAGAATAGTTACTGGTTGAGTTAAGGCCGTTAGAAGTTGATGCTGCAGCAAGTTGTGCTGTTGCTGTTCCTGCAGCCATTGAATAGCCATTACCTCGAGCGCGCCCCCATTGGGCAAGTGCGCCTTCGGCTGAGATATTAAGCCGGTCAGAGTTTCCAACAGTGGCACCAGAGTTGTACACAATGCCATAAGACACGGCAGTGTCTGTGATGCGCCCATACCAGATGACTTTGCTGGTGGTGGTGTTTACAACCTTGACAAAGGTGCCAGTGACCATTGCTGCAATAGGTGAGTAGTAACCAGTTGGATACCAGACATCTATTGAGCAAGTATCTGCGGAGTAGTTATCTATGAGCGCTTTACGGCCAATGTTTATGCTGATGCCTTGCACATTGCTTAGGGCTGTAAACGTCACATTGTCTGTGGAATACGAAACGGTGTAATTCTGTGGCATTAGTAAATGTTTGCAGTGGTTATTGGTATTGAACCGTTTTGTCTCATGTAGTTACGCAAGGCCGTTACTACAGCGTTAGGGTCGCCACCATTTACGTTGATAGTCACGCCACCACCCATGCCACCCATTTTGGACAACGGAATAACAGCCTCTGGGCCTGCCTCGCCAATAAGTGCAAAGGTAGGGCTAGTGACAATGCCACCAGTAGCCATTGCTTTATAGTCAAGGCCTGCAGGGTTAGCGCCACCATCGCCACCACTGTCGCCACCCATACGGCCAAAACTTACAGCGCCAAGTTCGCCAATGTCTTTGCCGGGCTTAATCAAGTTGATGCCCTTAATAACCAAGTTGATCATGGTTATAAATGCGTTAGCCATAAACTCAAAATAAGTAGCAACACCATTAACGACTGTGCGCACAACAGCTCTAAAAGTGTCAAACTTTTTGTAGGCCATCACGATGGCAACACCAAGAGCCAAGATGCCTGCCGTAATTAGCACCACTGGGTTTAATGCCATAGCCGCATTGACTAGCACAATGCTGGCTGCCATAACACCAAAAGCTGCAGCGACAGCTGTGATAAGTGTTGGGTTGTCTTGTGCCCACGTGGCGAACGATTGCAGTACTGGCATGGCCTTTTCAAGTATTGGCAACAGTGCAGCGCCTACACCTTCCTTAGCTTCACCAAGGGCAACGCCTAAACGCTTCATCGAGCCTGCAGCAGTGTTGGCAGAATCAGTGGCAGCACCGCCAAAAGTGACAGCCATTTCAGCCATGATCTCATCCATGCTTGCGCCGTCTTTAATCATCTGGCGTAGCTCTGGCGAGAGTTTCGCTAGGGCAGTGGTGTTACCGCCATACGCTTTTTCCATAGCCTTAGTCACTGTCTCAAGGCTCATGCCTTTAGCAGCTGCAATGTCCATAGACAAGTTGGCGGCTTTTTGCGCTTCGTCAATGTCCATAGTGGCGCGTACCAGCCCAGCCATTGCCGGGCGTAGCTCGTCATCCGTTACGCCTTTAAGTTTGCCTTGCTGTGTTATGTACGCTTCCACCCCGGCAATTTGTGCATCGGTGGCTGCAGTCGTTTTCTGTAACTGACGCGCCAGCATTGCTTGGGCTTGCTCATCTTCCATAGCACCCTTGACAGCATCACCAAGACCAGCAACTAAACCACCAAGCGCTACAGCTGCGTATTTGTTGGCTTTGCCTAGCGCGTATTTCGCCTTGGCTTGCGCGCCTTCTAAATCCTTAAAGCCTTTTTCGGCTTCCTTTAATCCCTTTGGATTGAATTGCGTAACGATTGGTAGGTAGATAGCCATTAGGCAGCCATTCTTTCTTGTAGTGCACGGTTGGCATCAGCTATGACTTCATCTACAGCTTTCATGATGTCGGCTGTGCCTTGCTCTTGAATGAACGCACGTGAGCGCCACAATCCACGCTGAGGCCTGCCAAAAATATTGGTTAGCAGTTTGCTGAATTGGCCAACACCACCAGCGTTGCCAGCCATTGAGAACAAAGCGCCAGCTGCATCTTTCTGCACCAAAGTAACTAACGGGGTCACACCCGGGCGTGCCCTGCCACCAATAACAATCTGCACACCTTTGTCCACTTTGGCTTTGTCGTAAGCAAGTCTGCCGCCACCTTTTTTGCTTGGTGCCCAGCCATGTATCATCGTCACGCCAATATCGGCAGGGAACTGTGCACGCACATTCTCGAGCATTGCAGGGCTACTGGCTTTAATCTTTGCCGCTGCCTTAAAGCGTGCCGACTTGTCCATCTTGGATAGTTCGGTCATGGCTTGCTTGAGACCTGTAATTTCTACACTGGTGGCAAGGCTCATGGCTTTCTGCTTTCGTTTAATAGCTTAATCGTGGTGTTTAGATCAGCTATGTCAAACTCTACAGCAGGTGGCCACCACCCGACTGCTACTAAGACACTGGCTAGGGAATGGCGGTAGGTTCCGCTTGGGTAGGGTTTGCCGGATCATTATCCACCACTTCCAAAGTCACTAAGCGTTTAATGAAATCGTCAAGGACTACGGGCACTGTGATGCCAGCAACTTTGGATGACTCGTACGCCATAAATGCCAAGTCCTCAATGCTGATGCCTTGCTCGCCGATGGTGCTTGACTTGCGTTTGTATTTGCGTTCCCATTGCACAATGACGTACAGGCTGGTCGTGACTTCGTACGGGCCTTCGCCCGAGTCCACTTTAAGTGTTAATTTCATGTCGGGTTCCTTTGGTTATGGGGCTGTGATATCTCGCACGTAGGTGCCGCCAATAAACGACGCTGTGACCATACTGAGCTCGGCCACAGAACCTGTAATCGGTGTAAAATCAACTAATTGCATATTAGAAATCACGTATTCTGGATTACTGGCAGACTCTGTGACACCTGATGGCGAGATTGTCAGCTCAGTAGTTCCTGTGCCAAGGTTGGCAAACAGTGTGGCTTCAACTTCGCCAGCACCATAAGAAAGATACATTTCAAGTTCTACGGATACAGTCTGCAAGCCCGGCACGAAACGATGGCCCGTGTCACCGAAAGCGGTGCTCTCGAGGCTGTCCACTCCGACTGTGACTGTAGCGCTGCGGCACTGATCAGTTAAATCAACCTTTGCACCACCAGTGGTAGGCGCAAGGTTTACGGTTGGGTTAGTGAGGTAAGTGCTTGTGGCCACGTTGGTTCTCCTGTGTCAAACGGTGCCGGGTGCCGTATCTGTTTATAGTTCTAGCAGATAATACTACTGCAGTTGTGTATGTCATGAGGTTTGTGCCTGCATAGCCATCTGTAAATCGTAGGCAGGGAACATCTGGCCGCCAATGTCAAGCATGGATGGTTGCCCTGCCATGATCACAACTGACGAGCCAAGGACTGTAGCCACGATGCTCAGGATGTTCTGCAGGACTGGTAGCCCAGCTGGGCCACTGCCAATGACACGCACAGGCACTGTTACACGGATGATGTTGCCACCACCAGCGATGGTCTCAAAACTTGGGGCATCAAGATAGACACAATTAGGGACAATTTTTGTCGGGTCGTTAATTACCCGTAAGCTTGTCACTGCTGTCAGTGTGGCTTTTAGGTCAGCCATAGCCTCGTTGAGAAGCCCTGTGGCAGGCATTAGGCGACCTGTGGGCGGTCTATGCCCAAGAGCTGCTTAATCATCGGTGTCATGGCACTGACGGGCGCTTGTCCCATGCCATCGAATGTGGCAAAAGTGTCCTGCACAGAGCCACGAGCACGCCATAGTGCAGCTGCATACATTGCCGTACCCAAGGAAACGTCATGCCCCGGCGAGACAGTCAAACTATCAAAATAGCCTGACTCGTATCTGCGTCTAAACGCAAAATCGTTAGCCGCATTAATTGCTTGTGTTGCCAGTGTGTAGTCATCACTTGGGTTAGTGATGTCTACGCCAAGGTAAGTAACAAGCTGAGCCGTAGTTAGCCACGTGCAGTTTTGCGTAAAAGTAATAGTGCCACTAGAAGCAACACGGCCAACATCAGCACCAGTACAAGCAAAGAGCACTTGGTTAGGGATACTGACATTGCTGTTAAATAACAGATCACCTTCTGTGTCTATGCCGATGTACTCATACTTGGGCATGGCATAAACCACAAAGGTGCCGTTAAAAGGTGCGCCAACAGCGCTAACAGTGATGGATTGCCCCACCTCTATTTCGGTATCGGTCAGTGTTTGTAGCACTGCATAGTTGTCTAGCAGTTGCTTAAAAGTGACTGTGTATGTAGCCATCGGCGGTAGCCGCCTTTCGGACTATGAAACTGTGATTTTTTGTACTTGCTTTGCGTCAGCGACAAACAATGAGGCATAGCCGTGATAGCTCATGACTTTGCCCAATGTGGATGGTTCGTCACGTGTAAGCAATCCGCGGATGCTTTCATAAAACTCTATCGCAGCGCCACGAGCTACAACCATGGTGCCAGCCGCAAAGTTGCGGTCAGCTACAAGGTTCAAGCCAAATGGGTTGAAAGTGTTAGCCACTGTGATATTTGCAGCGCCCATTCCGTTTACTCCCATAAGTCCAGCTGCACCCACGTATGGGAACACTGGTCGCTTATCTGCGTCTAGC